ATCCCCGCCGACACGACCATAACCGCCATCGGCTACGGCGGCCTGATGCTCGGCGTCTCGGCCCCGCCGGTCGGCTTTGTCCAGCTGTCCGCGAACGCCACCGCCACAGGCAGCGTCACCGGCACCTTCATCCACGGCGCCGCCTTCGCCTTGGTCAACCTGGCCCACCCGGCCGCAGCCAACCTGGGCTAAGCCTTTCAGCCCATTCGCCACCCAGGGGGCCTTCGGGTCCCCTTTTTTTCAGGAGCCTACCATGGCCGACACCTCCTACACCGACTTTGACTTCGAATCCGCCCGGCTCGAAGAGCTTTCCTCCCAGCAAGCCCATGGCCTGGACAATCAGCTCCACGTGCAGTTTTACAAGCACGCCGAGTTGAACTCCTTCCGCACCCGCGAGGAGGGCCGCAAGATCTTCGAGGAGTGCGTCTACGTCCGCATCCTCTCCCCTGCGAATCGGCTCCTCATCATCGAGCGTCGCGTGACGGATGAGGACAAGCTCCGCTTTTCCAAGCAGTACGGCCAGTTTCTGGAAAAGGGCGAGTCCCTCCAAGTTGGCACCCCGCTGTCCGAGTTCCCTGGCCTGTCCCCCGCGCAAGTGCTGGAAATGCGCCATCTCAAGGTCGAGACGGTGGAGCAGCTCGCCGGCATCCCGGACACGACTGCGCAGCTCCTCGGCACCGGCGGGACCGATCTGAAGATGCGCGCCATCAAGTACCTCGCCCGTTCGGCCAACTCCGAGCAGCTGTCCGAGCAGGTGCGCGACCTGCAAACTCAGCTCGCCGTGCTGATGGCGGAGCGAGCGGCCACTGCCGTCGTCGTGTCAAAGGACGTGGTCATCACCTCCACCCCGGTGGCTCTCCCCAAGGCTTAAGGTCCGTCCATGCCCTACCCTGCAATCATCGTCGCCACCACGCGGAAGCGCACCGCTCTCGCCATCGCCCAGCAAGCCATGGGGGAGATCGGCATGCCCCGTCCGACGACGCTGAGCGCAGGCACGGACGAGACCTCGGCCCAGCTCCTCTTCCTCCTCAACGGCCTAGGGGAGAAGCTGGCCCGCCTGCCCCTGTGGGCGGAGACCCGCGCCGAGTGGTCCTTCACCACGACTACGGCTGAAGCCTACGACCTCCCCGCCGACTGGCTTGTCCCGCTCGCGGATACGGTCTGGGACCGCTCGGGCCGGTGGCCGCTCCTTGGCCCCAAGGTGCCCACCGAGTGGCAGTACCTCAAATCCGGCTTCGGCGTAGCGGCCCCGCAGTTCCGCTACCGCTTCTTCAACGGGCAGTTTAACCTGCACCCGGCGCCCGCCGCTGGCAAGGTCATCGTTCAGGAATACCTATCCGCGGCTTGGGTTTTCGGCGTGAGCCCCACGGTGCCGGCGCAGGCCGACGTGCCCAAGTACCGCATCACAGCGGACACGGACATACCCCTCTTCGATGATCTCCTCCTCATCACCGGGTTGAAGTTGGCCTTCCGCGAAGCCAAAGGCCTGGACTCGTCCAAGGTTCAGGAGGAGTTCGAGGACATGATCGAGGCCGCGTGGTCCAATTCCACTTCCGCCCCGACGCTCTCCCTCACCCCAGGCACAAGTTCCCAGTTCCTCTCCGAGTGGAACCTTCCCGACACAGGGTATGGCGTATGAAAATCGCCCAGCGCGGGCGCCGGACGCTCAAAAACACGGCGAAGGTCTACGAGACCCAAACAGTCCCAGCGCCCATTCGCGGCCTCAACTACCGCGACTCCCTCGCGATGATGAAGCCGACGGACGCTCTCCGCCTGGACAACATCATCTGCCAGCCGGGAGCGCTGGAAGTCCGGCGCGGGCAGGTAGCCACCGCTACCGGCTTTGTCGCACCTGTCGAAACGCTCTTTGGATATATTGGAGTGAGCGGGGCGACGAAGATCTTTGCCGCAGCGGGTGCCGGTATCTTCGATGCCACGTCCTCGGGTGCAATCGGAGCGGCGGTGTTGACTGGCTTCACTTCCGCTTACTGGGCCCAAACGCAGGTAAGTAACACCGCTGGCAACTTTTTGATGGCTGTGAACGGCCAGGACACGGGGCAAATCTACGACGGCTCCTCCTGGACCACGCTCGGCTTCACCGGCCTCGCAACCTCCAACATGACGCAAATTTCTGTCTGGAAGCGTCGGGTGTGGGTGGTGGAGAAAAACTCCTTCCGGGCCTGGTACGGCGGAGCCGACGCCGTCACGGGGGCGATGACTGCCTTCACCTTCGCCGGCGTCTTCCGCAAGGGTGGGCGCTTGCAGGCCATCATCAACTGGACCGTTGACGGAGGAGCGGGCGCGGACGATTTCCTCCTCGCGATTACCTCCATGGGGGAAGTGGCGGTGTACAAAGGCACCGACCCCGCCTCCGCGGCCACCTTCGCCCTCGTCGGGGTCTACTTCGTCGGCCCGCCGGTGGGCGAGCGCTTCTGGACAACCTTCGGCGGCGACGTGCTGCTGCTCACCGCTGACGGCTTGTTCCCGTTTTCCAAGCTCCTCCAGTCGCAAGTAGTGGATAAAACCACAGCGCTGACGGATCGCATCCAGCTGCTCATCGGCAACGACACTTCCGCTTATGCCTCCGTCCGCGGTTGGGAGGTGCACTACTTCGTCGACGGGAACTTTGTCCTCATCCAGGTGCCCGCGGGGAGTGTCGGCAACCGGTATCAGTATGTCATGAGCACGCTTACGGGGGGCTGGAGCCGCTTTCTAGTCTCGGGCGCGATCACCTGGCTCACTCTCGGCAACGTCCTGTATGAGGGGGAGGTTAACCGCGTGTCCAACGGCTGGTCTGGCGGGACGGACAATGGCAGCGCCATTCCGTTCACCATGATCCCGGCTTTTTCCTACATGAACCAGCCAACGCGGCAGAAGGTATTCGGTCTAGGCCGGTGCCTGATGGAGTCGAACCAGCCACTGGTCTTCCTCCCCAAGCTGCTGGTGAACTTCGAGCAGACGTATTTCTTTCCCGCTCTGACCACCGCGCCGGCAGCCAGTAATCTCTGGGACGTTGCGATCTGGGATCAAGCCGCATGGGGCGTGCTGACGCAGTATTCCCAATCCTGGTACTCCCTCGCAGGGATGGGCTACTCCGCGACGCAAGTGATTTACGGCGTATCGGCTGCCAGCTCTACCCGCATCCTCGCTTTGGACTACACCTTCGAAGTGGGCGGTTTGCTCTAGCATTGACAATTCGCAGGGAGCTTCCTATACTCCCCGCTATCCGCTCATTCGAGCAACCTCTCCAGCCCATGAAGGCGGAAGGCCAATACACTTGAAAGTGTTTATGGCCCGACCGTTTGGCTTCTCAGGAGAGAAGGAACCCCAGTTTGGACGAAAGCCCACAGTGCGAACTGGCGGGCCTTTTTCGCTTGGGGCCTCGCCGCCTTCCCTGACGCCGCAGAAGACGGCCCAGCCAGTGCCTGGGATGGAGAACCCGATGGCGGCTCCTGCCGCCCAGCGCGGCGGAATGCAGCAGTTTGGGCAAGGCCAGGACGCGGAGCTTCGCTACGTCGAGGCGCCGTCCGCGTCCTGGCTCAACGTGCCGGAGCACAACTACAACACGGAGACAATGGCAGGCCCGGCTGAGTCCATGCAGCCCGACAACCTGGCGTCCTTGATGCAGTCCGGCGCGGCCGGGCTTGGCTTTCAAGGCGGGACTACTTTCCAGTCGGGACAAGGGCAGGACGCGGGGCCAAGGACTGTCGATCCCGGCTTTGTGAACTGGCTGCAGGACAACCAATTCAAGTTGACCGGCGAGAGCTACACCAATCCGAAGGGCATCGGCGGGGTCACTGCGGGAATCAGCGATTCTTCTGGCGCTTCCCGCGCCAGCCAGAGCTTCGCGTCGGATGACAGCGGCCTCTTCGCCGCTGCACTGGGGGGCCTAGGCGCTGTGGCAGGCCCTGCCGTGTTTGGCGGGCTTGGTGGCGGCAGCGCACCTGCCGCCTCGGCCGGCGTGTCAGGCGCCGGTGCTGCAGGGGATATCGGCTTTCTCGCCGCCAACGGCATGACTGACGCAGCCATCGCCTCCGCCTTCCCAGAACTGGGCGCTGCCGGCGGGCTCACCGGTGTCGGTGGAGGGGCCGCAGCCGCAGGCGCTGCCAGCGCCCTCGAGTCGCCGTTCGAGTTTGCCCAGTATGACCCGAACCAATTCTCCGGCCTTCAGAACGTCGGTGCGCAAGCGCCGGGTGCCCCCGCCTACACCACTGCCGCGGCCGACTCCCAACTAGCCAGTGCCGCTGGCGGTTTTAACCCCGCCTCGATGGTGCCAGCGGCAGGGGGCGC